ATAGACGGGGGGAGGGGGTGTTGTGTAGTTGTGATATTATGAGGACCCTGTAGTACACAAGAGAAGGCAAAATAGACTCTATAAGCCCTAAGCCTGTAACACACAAGAGAAGGCAAAATAGACCCTATATATAGGCTAAATTGTCTCTAAAAATACTAGATGTAGTAGTGCTAGAAAGTCCTTATAAATCAATAACTTAGGTTTGTGCAGTCCACCCCTGCAGATCTTAATGAAAAAGGACAGGCTATCCAGTACTCTCCAAGCCCTATATAGGGACAGAACAGCAGAAAAGACTTGACAAATCTCTAAAAATATGCTATAATAGGTGTTGTAGTAAAGCAACATGAAGATGACTATATAGATCTGAGCAGTTAATCGCTTAAGAAGCTCTAACGATAATCATCAATTAATAATTAATAATCATCTACTTTTAAGTAATCGATTAATAATTATATACCACTACATACAGAGAAGCTATGTAGCAACTATATAGAGGAGAATTTAGTGTCAAACACTGAACCTCTGTCTGATGTGTCTGTGTCCCCTTCAAAGAGGAAACGTGGCAGACCCCTCCTGGTGAAGCCGCTAGGATAAAAGAATTCTATGCTCGTTTACTGTCCACCAGTGGTGAGAAGGTAATTGAGACTGTACTTAGGAAGGCGATGGATGATCAGGATAAGGATCAGGTTGCCTGTCTTAAGATGTGTATTGATAGGCTATTGCCCCTAAGTCACTTTGAAAAGCAGGGACAGGGCAGGTCTAATGCAATACAGGTACAGATTGTTACTACTGGTACACCCCAGATAGCTGCAAGAGAAGCTGAACAGATTGACTATGAGGTAGTGGATATGGACCCCGAAGGGGCCTCTAAGGAGACCAATTAATGGCGAATCTTAGAGTCGAACTACATCCTAAACAGACGGAAGTATTTAATGATAATCACCGTTTTAAAGTGGTTGCTGCAGGACGAAGATTTGGAAAGTCTCGTCTCGCTGCTTGGACCCTCGGCTTGCAGCTTGGACCCTCATCATTGAAGGACTAAAAAGTAAAGAGAAGGATGTATTCTATGTTGCTCCAACTTTTCAGCAAGCTAAAGACATTATGTGGACGGTTCTTAAGGAGCTTGGACATGAAGTTATCAAAACTGTCCACGAGAATACGGCGGTAATAACTTTAGTAAATGATAGAAAAATTTACCTTAAAGGATCTGATCGTCCTGATACTATGCGAGGTGTGGGTCTTGCTTACGTTGTAATTGACGAGTATGCGGATATGAAGCCGCAAGTGTTTGAGCAGATCCTTAGACCAGCACTGTCAGATGTAAAGGGTGGAGCACTGTTTATCGGTACACCGAAGGGCAGGAATCACTTCTATGAGTTGTACCAGATGGCTCAGAGGGAAGAAGATGAAGACTGGGTGTCATTTCATTTTCAAAGAAGTCAATGTCTTCCTTCAGTTTTAGACAGGAATACCTTGCTAGTTTCGAGGCCGCTGCGTCAGACCTATTTAAGGACGAATGGATTAAGTATGTTGATTCTGATGATTTGCCTGATGACGGTAGTTATTACATCGCTGTTGATCTGGCTGGCTTTGAAGATGTAAGCAAGCAGGCTGGTAACAAGAGGAAGAATCTTGACGAGTCTGCTATAGCTGTGGTCAAGGTTTGTCAGGATGGGTGGTTCGTAGATACGATAGTGGCGGGTAGATGGGACATCAAAGAAACAGCTTTAAAAATACTAGACACAGCAAAAAGTTACGATGTGCGATTAATAGGTATAGAGCGGGGAATGGCAAAGAATGCCGTACTCCCGTACCTACAAGACTTGATGAGGAGGAAGAACTATTTCTTGTCAGTGATAGATCTGACTCATGGGAACAAGAAGAAGACGGACCGTATAGTATGGGCATTACAGGGTCGCTTCGAGCATGGAAGGATTAGTTTAGTTAGAGGCGAGTGGAATAAGCAGTTTGTAGACCAGCTTCTTAACTTCCCTAACCCACAGGTCCACGATGACCTAATTGATGCCTTGGCCTACATCGATCAGATTGGTGTCACAGAGTTTGTTGGAGTACTGGACGAAGAAGAGTACGAAGCCTTAGACGATATATCAGGATACTAGGAGAAAGCATGGAATACGAAATGATGAACGAAGAAGAGATGGTTCCTCTAAACTGGGACTTTCTGATCACTAACGAAGGTGTGTTTGAAGTTATCAAGGAAGAGCTAGATGCTCTGTCCCCTTATTGCATGATGAAGATTATCACTGCAGCCAAGGGTGAGGGCTTGAAAGACGCTCAGATCTTCAAACCTATGACCAAGGAAGTAGAAGTAGAGTACGAGGAATTAGAAGGCAGCGATCCATTTGGTGACACCACTGAGGACTAAACATGGCTGATTTTAAAGAAGACCCTATTTCAGAAGCAGATCGTGCTCTAGTTGAGTACGTTACTACGCATTGTGATAGATGGCGTGAATTTAAGGAAGTAAACTACGAGAAGAAGTGGGACGAGTACGAGCGTCTCTACTACGGTATCTGGTCTGATGAGGACAAGACCCGTGAGTCTGAGCGGTCTAAGATTGTGTCCCCTGCTATCCGTCAGGCGGTAGAGAATAAGACCTCAGAGATCATGGAAGCTACCACAGGTCGTGGTGAGTTCTTTGAGCTACAGGACAACGCAATGGACGAGAACCAGATGTCCATTGATGTTGAGATGGTAAGAAAGCAGCTTCACGAGGATATGAAGAAGACTAAGACCGATAAGGTTTGGTCAGAGGTAGACAGGAACGCTGAAGTCTACGGCCTCGGTATCGCTGAGATTCAGGTCAAGACACAGCTTGAGATGGTTCCTACCATGCAAGCACTTCCTGGCGGTCAGGGAGCAGCGATTGGTGTCACTGAGACAGAGCGTGTTATTGTCCCCACCAAGTCAATCCATCCTCGTAATTTCCTCTGGGACCCTAACTCAGACACGATTGATGATGCTCTGGGTGTGGCTGTCGAGGAGTACACGAGCCTATTTAAGATTGTACAAGGGATTGAGAATGGGGTCTATCGGAAGGTTAATATTGGTCCTGAGTATAGTGATAATAGTCTTGAGCCAACACAGTTGGATACACTCTATGAAGAAGATAAGGTCCGTATCCTCCGCTATTACGGCTTAGTCCCTCGTGAGTTCTTGGAGACCGTAGAGAATAACGGTGCTGAGGTAGCTGTCCTGTTCCCAGAAGACAGCCAAGCAGCAGACTACCAAGATCTGGTAGAGGCTGTGATCGTTATCGCTAATAATCAGTACCTGCTCAAAGCCGAGGCTAATCCGTACATGATGAAGGATCGGCCTATCGTTACCTACACCCCAGAGAAAGTCCCTGGTCGCTTAGTGGGTATTGGTACAGTTGAAAAGGGCTACAATATGCAGAAAGCTATTGATGCCCAACTCCGTAGTCATCTGGACTCTTTAGCACTGACTACGGCCCCTATGATGGCAGCAGACGCTACACGACTACCTCGTGGTGTAAGCTATAAGGTCCAGCCTGGAAAGACCCTGCTAACCAACGGTAATCCTAATGAGATCCTGTTTCCGTTTAAGTTTGGATCTACGGATGGAAGCAATATCACCACAGCCCAGCAGTTCGAGGTGATGCTCCTTCAGGCTACAGGAACCCTAGATAGTCAGGCGATGACCCGCTCTGTGGCCCAAGGAGAGGCTGGTGGGATAGTCAGGCGATGACCCGCTCTGTGGCCCAAGGAGAGGCTGGTGGAGCTTCTATGTCCTTGGCTATGTCTTCTATCATCAAGAAGAACAAACAGGCCCTGATGAACTTCCAAGATGACTTCTTGATCCCTCTGATTAAGAAGGTAGCCTACCGCTATATGCAGTATGACCCTGAGCGTTACCCCAGTCGTGACTTCACCTTCGTCCCTGCCAGCACCCTTGGCATGGTAGCTAGGGAGTATGAGCAGCAACAGTTCATTGGTCTGCTACAAACCCTTGGTCCTGACAGTCCTGTACTGCCCTTGGTCCTAAAAGGCATCATCAAAGGCTCTAGTCTGTCCAACAAGGAAGAACTGGCTACCGCCCTAGACCAGATGAACCAGCCTGATCCTGCCCAGCAGCAGATGCTAATGGCCCAACAGGAGGCTCAAATCGGGCTTCTACAGGCTCAGATAGCCGAGCTGCAGGGTAGAGCACAGGAAAGTCAAGCCAACGCCCAGGAAAGCCTTGCAAAGGCCCAGAAAACCAGTGTTGAGACCCAGTTAATGCCTGAAAAGATGAGAATTGATGTGATTCAGGCTTCTTCTACCAACCTTTCCAACGAAACTACTGACGATTTTGAGCGTAGGATCAAGCTAGCCAACGTAATCCTGAAGGAACGGGAGCTAAAAACCAAGGAAAACATCGTAGAAGCACAAATGAATAGAAAAGTACAGTAAAATACTTGACTTTTTTCTAAAAGTGTGGTATAATTAATACATTGTT